TAAATAATGGCAGGAGCAGGTTGGCAAAGTTATAGCACTGGAGACTTGATAGATGCTACGACATTCCAAACATTTATTCAAGACCAAGTAATTCAAGTTTATGCATCATCAACAGCTAGAGATACTGCGTTAGGTACAAATGATGCTGAAGGAATGTTCTGTTTCTTAAAAGATTCAAACACATTACAATTTTATGATGGTTCAGCTTGGGTAAACTTTATAGGAGATGGCGATATAACTGGAGTTACAATCACTACTGCATCTAACTCTGGACTTGCTGGTGGAGCATCTGCGACATCTGGTGCATTCTCAGCTACAATGACAACAGACTTAAATAATCTTGCATCTGCAACAGTAAATGTTGCAAATGATAGTATCGCTATCATTGATGCAGATGATAGTAATGGAAGTAAAAAAGAGAGCATAGCTGATTTTGTTTCTGGCATAGCTGGAACTGGATTGACTGCTTCAAGTGGGCAGTTAAATGCATCAGCTGGTGTTACTCTTGGATTAGTATTAGCGTTAAGCTAGAAAGGATTTATTTAGATTATGGCAGACAGCTTGCATTCGAGTACTGGCGTTTTAGGCACAAGTGCAACAGATATAATTGATGCAGTACCTTCATCTACAACAGAGACATCAATAGCTATCACTTTGTCAAATGTAAATTCAAGCAGTCAAGATGTAACAGTTGATTTGAGTCTTACAAAATCTGGTGGTACATTGAGACATATTTTAAACAATGTAACTTTACCATTTGGAGCGACAATAGAATTGAAAGCTAAGATTACATGTGAGACTGGAGATGTTCTACAAGGACTTTGCTCATCAGCATCAAGTGCTGAGTTTACTTGTACATTCTTGAGACAGACATAGGTGGCTCATGTCATTTGGTTATATTGGAGATATATCTACCAAGATAAAACAACAAGTTAAAAATCAAGGAATACTATCTGTTGAAGAAGCATTTGATTTACAGAGAGAAGGATTTTTAGGTGGTAGTTTTGAGCTTATAGAAACTCAAACTATTACAAGTGATACTGCTCAAGTAGATTTTACAAATATCAAGGGTTCAAAATACGATGTACACATGTTACATGCTAAGAATATAAAAAATGCTACTGATGACCAGCAATTTGCATTCAGATTGTCAGTTGGTGGAACATTTGATACTGATAATGATTATCAAAGGTCTATATTCACATTATCTGCTGATGCTGGTACAGATGACAGTAGAGATTCAAATATAAATAATATATTTTTTACTTTAAATCAAGGTAATTCGACAGATGAAAAGGGTAATGGGTACGCTTACTTTTATAATTTACACAACAGCTCAAAGTACAGTTTTGTAAATATTCATACAACGACAATTAATGTTAATGGTGTTTATAAAATGAATTATGGTGGTGGAGTTTACGACCAAGTAGCCAGTGTAGATGGGATTAGAGTGTTTATGTCAAATGGTAGTAATATTGCAAGTGGTGTGTTTTCATTATATGGTTATAAGGAACTTCTATGAGTAACCTTAGATTTTTAAGTGAAACTAATATATCAAGTGCAGTTTCAAGTATTACTCTCACAGATTTGTTTACCGATGATTTCGATATTTATAAATTAGTAATAACTGCTCAAGCTGTATCTACTGCAAATGGTGCAAATTTACGATTTGTTAATAGTGCTGGAACAGTTGTTACAAATTCTAGTTATGATAGAGCTATGTATATAGGCAGAGCTAATGCAGTTGCTTCAACTACTGCGACTGAAAATTCTGACAAGTTACAATTTTTTGGTGGTGTTTATGACCCAGAAGGTGGCAACATGATTTACTACATATTCAATCCAACAAACACTTCTGCTCATACTTTGGTTATGAGCGAAGGTTCATCAACAGATGGTGGAAATGGAAGAGTTTATCAACAAAAAGGTGTATTAAAAGAATTATCTTCTATAACTGGTGTGAACTTTGTATTTAATGATGATGATGTAGATGTAGCAAGTATCAAGTGTTATGGAGTGAGAGTCGACTAATGGGTTTACAACAAGTTGCAACAACAACGATTGATTCTAGTTCTAAAACTTCAAGTTTATCTTTAACTGGTATCAACGATGATAGTGTCTACTTATTTACTTTTAGCAATATGAATGTAGAACAAGATATAACTTTGGGTTTAAGATTTACAATCTCTGGTTCTCCCTTTGCATTTAGTAACTATGCATTTGCTAGAAAACAGATGAACGCAAATAGCACTTTTTCAAATGTTACTGGTGCTAGTCAATCGTTTGTCAATATGTCAATAGTTACAGATACAACATGTTTTGCAAGTGGGTTTATGTACCTTTATGATTTCAATGATAGTTCCGAGTTTTCTTACTGTACTTTCAATTTCATTACAAGTAACTCTGGTTCTGGAGATTCTCAAGGAACTACTGGTGGAGCAGTTTTGCAAAGTGCTGGTTCAGCAGATGGTGTAAATTTTGTAACTGCTTCTGGTTATGAAATCAATAGTGGTGTCTACTCTTTGTTTAAGGTGGTGTAATGAGTACAGAGTATGGCAGAATTGGCAAACAAGTTGAAAATAAATTTTTTGATAATAATGGAATATATAATCTGCAAGACATTTATGAATTAGACTCAGAAAACAAATGGAGTACATTCGGACAACTTGAATTTATAGAAACCAAAACTGCAAGTAATGTTTCTACATTATCTTTTGATAGCATTAAAGAACGAGAATATAATGTGCATTTTATAACAATGAGTGATTATGTTCCAACTGTGGATAATAGACATATAAGGATAAGATTTAAAAATAATGGTACAACTGACACTGGTAACAGTTATGAATATGCTATGCAGAGAAACACAGCATCAACAGGTAGTGAATTGAAATCAGCAGGAGATACTAAAATTTGGCAAGTTTACAGTACTGGTAGTGCAACAAATGAAACAGCACATGGTTACTGTTATGTTTACAACGCTGGAGACAGCAATAAGTTTACCTATATCAGCACTCAATATACAAATATTAATAAAGACAGCAATCAAAATTCTAATTTTACAATGGCAGTTTATAGAGTAGCCAATCAAGTAAATGGTATAGAGTTTGGAACAAGTGGAGATAATATTTCAAGAGCTACATTTTCTTTATATGGTATTCGAGGTTTGTAATGTCAAGTTTACAATTTTTAAAAACAGTAGAAAATAGTTCTGGAAGAATTACAACACTCTCCATAACAGATTGTTTTCCAAGTGATTATAAAGTTTTTATGGTTCACTGTTTAGCAAATACTTATACAGATTTGGCTCGACAAGTTGATGTAAGATTGATTGATAGTAGTGGCAGTGTTATATCCGATAGTGAATATACTTATGCAAGATTACAGTTAAGAAGTAATGCAAGTTATAACGAAGTAAATTCAACTTCTGATACAAACTGGGATAGACCATTCTGCACTAATGACAATGACCCAGACCCAGCAACTGGAATATTATACTTGTTTAACCCAGCAAGTAGTTCAAAATTCACTTACTGTTTGGCACAAGGTGTAAGTATGAATGGCTCTGGTGCAGTAAGAGGTGCAAAATTTGTTGGTGTTCATAAATCAGCAGAAACAATCACTGGTTTACAAATATTTAATTCTGATAATGCGATGGGCGATGGTTCTAAATTAACAGTGTATGGGATAAAATAATGTCAAATAGTTTGATTCTTCTTAATGAAATAAATGTAACAAGTGGAGCAACAGCTAATATTACTTTTTCAGATACGACTTTTGATGTTTATTTATTACAATTCAACGATGTTCGTTGTGATACAGATGATAAAGATTTGAATTTTAGATTTACAAATTCTGGTACTGCTGATGATTCTTCAAATTATGAATATGCAGTTTATGAACTTAGAGCTGATAGCACTCATGTTAATAGAGGAGCAACTGGACAAACATCTTTACCAGTTAATATATCTGGACAAGGAACTGGAACTGGAGAGTCATGTAGTGGTAATATTTATGCGTTCAACTTTAACAATACTGGAGAATTCAGTCATGTAACAATGGAAATAACAATGTTTGATTTTGTTGAGAGAATCTTTGGTTGGCAAGGTGGTGGTGCGTTAAAAGCTGTTGGTTCAAGAAATGGGTTCGAGTTCTTCTGGGAGAGTTCTTCTAATTTTACAAGTGGAAATTTTAAAATTTTTGGTTTGCAAAAAACTTAATTAATTAAGCTAAGATAAAGAAAGGAAAATTATGGCAATAAAAACAATAGAACAATTTAGAACTGAAGCTACTTCAGAGATTGAATCAAAAAAACCACTTTACGCACAAGTTAATTCAATAAGGCGTGAGTTTACTGATTCAGAGTATGAACAAGCTATCGAAGATTTAGCACAATCTAAATTAGATGAACAAGATAATGGATACGCAAGAGCTAGGCAAGAAGCGTATGGCAGTTGGAACTCTCAGTTAGATAAACTATGGCATGACATTGATGCTGGTAAGCTAGATAAAACTGGCGAGTGGTACAAAGCTGTCAAAAAAGTCAAAACAGATAATCCAAAACCAAGCTAATGAAACTTGATGTAGTCAGAACTCAGTTTGGTGCTGATGCGACAAATAGTCTTTTATTTATAGATTCAGTTTTTGAATGCTATGGACTTGAAGATGAAATTAGAGACCAGAAGAAACATTCTGAGACTGCTATTCCTTTAGGAGAATACGAAATAAAATTTAGAACAGTTGGTGGTTTCCATACTCGTAGCAAGAGCAGATATGATGCTAAGTATGGAGAAGGTTGGCATCGTGGTATGTTAGAACTTCAAGATGTACCAAACTTTAAATATATTTTGATTCATACTGGTAACACCGATGAAAATACAGCTGGTTGTTATTTAGTTGGAAATACTCAACAAGATTTAGATGTAAGCAAAGATGGGTTCATAGGTTCATCAAGGAATGCCTATGAAAAAATGTACCCTAAAGTTAGAGATGCATTACTAGCTGGAGAAAAAGTTACAATCAGATATTCAAATATAAATCTTAATGAAATTGTTGCAGATGCAGTTACTAAATTATCTAACAAGTCTCCACAGAATATGATTGGAGCAACTGATATTTACGAAAAAATTTCTGAGATTAATGGGAATCTGAAGATACTAGAAGCTAAACTCGAAGGGAAGAACATAATTTAGCTCTGGGGGTCTCCCATGAAAATAACTTGCCCAAAATGTAAAACAGAACTTCTTTATGTAGCATCAACTACTCAATGGGTCTGTGGGAATAAAAAGTGCATTGATTTTAACCGAAGGCAATTTGGTACTAGAGTAGAAGAAGAATAGGAGAACAATGTTTAGAGATAAAAAATATTGGTTATTTATTTTGGACAAAGCTGTTAAGACTGGCGTTCAAAGTTCTATCAGTTTATATTTAGCACAATCTAGTGGGATAATTTCAGCTGAGTTACTTGAGCTAGTTTCTGTTGCGTTCCTAACTGCATTTTTGTCAGTTATTCAGAATGCTTTATTACAACATAAGCCAAAATATACATACGAAGAAGGTAAGTAATGGACTGTTGTGGTGCATGTAACTGTGGGGGATAGTTTATCTTAAGTGGAGAACATATCTAATAAACTTGCAAGGA